TCCTGACCGTCGCCCTTCTTGACGCGGCCCTGCTTCATCAAGCTGTAGCGGGCGCGATTGCGAGCGGCGCGCTTTGCTTTGCGCTCGCCGGTTTCGCGGGCGTATTCGGATCTGTAGTTACGAGCCATTGGGCCTCAGAAGCTGTGAGCCTCAGTTGTGAACGGGTATATGCTATAGACAACCGGCGGGCGGTTCTGGGGGGGTAGGGGTGCCGCGCAACGAAAACCGATCGACCGCCCTGGGACCGACACAGCGCGCCGCGGCTGTACGCTTGCGGGGAAAATGCGGGGACCGCAGCCTAACCCATTGATATCATTGGCTTGACCTTCAGGTTACCAACCTGACACGTACAGCAAAGCCCTCGATCAATGCAGATTCTCGCGCGCGGAGCGCTGAGCCTCTGCCGTAGAATTCAACCCGTTGTCTGACGCTTCCGCCGTTACCTCCGTCTCCCCCCACTTGATGGTCAACGTCGTCGGCTGATCTTGCTTGTCCTCTTCCTTGTCTCGCAGTCCGCGATTCTGGGCTGAGCCAATCATCCGATTAATGACGTCGGCCTCGAGCTTTCGCCTTTGGACTTCAGCATTGGCAAACTGCTTATCGACCGGCAACGGCCGTTGCGTTAGCTCAAGCAAATAATCTCGTAAGCTTTCGGCTTGGTCGATCCGCGCCTTGCGGTATCGCTTGTAGATCTCATCGTTGTCTCGAACGTGTTGCAGGAAAGTACGCCAGCTCGGGAAGCGCTCTTCCTTGTCGCATATCGAACGCAACGACTTGCCACTGGCGATCAGCTCAAGGATCTCAGCCAGTACTTTGTCAGTAAGCTTACGCTTGCTCATTGATCACCAAAAGGAAACGCCGCCTGTGATTTTGCGGTCAAGGGCGGCGCTTCCACGATTTTGAGGAATCGTCACAAACTGCAAAGCTCAGCATTTTGCGTCACCGCCCCACAGCGTAATAAATAATTACGCTATTTCGCGTGTATCGTCAACACTTAGCGGACTTTTGCCTTACGCCAAATCGCAACCTCAGCGCTTTATACGGGTGTGGCCGCCGTATTTCATAATCTTGCTCACAAGCACTACATATGAGCCACCAGCGTTTTCCCTTCAAACAAGCAAGCCCATCCTCAATGCCAACAAAAACACCGCACTCCTCACAAGCCCCGGACCTTTTGTTAGGCATTATGACCTCAAAACCATAGTCGGCTCCCCAATCTTGCCAATGCCACTCCCAATCTCCGCGATTGACCCGCATTGGCACCCATTGCCCACGCCTGTTGATAGGTTGATCCGGCTTTTCGCTTGTTTTTAAAAACTCCTCATATCTTGTCGGCATCCCCGCCCCCATCAGCAAAATAATCCAACTTATACCACAGCTCCAGTATCGCCCTCTCGAACCGCCTACGCACCGTCTGCGCGTGCAGACCCCTTACCCTACCTACCTTTGCCCAAGCCGGCCCGCGCACCCTTCTAAACGCGCTATGGGCACAAGCCCACACCAGCTTGGCATCATCGGGATCCATCGCCGGCGTAATCCTCAAACACCAATCGTAATTCCTGACTGTAATTGCATTTGCTGGGCCCAACCTTTCCTCCTCCTCATTGTAGCCATACGCCAAGTCGGGATCCGGCATCGTCTCAGGCACCAGGCAAACGCCGCTCGGTATCCGCGGCCTCGATAAACAACCCGGCGAGACCATCGACGCCGCCGCAATGCTTTCTCACCTCGATCGCTACTTTTCTTTCAATCACAGCTACCCCCACAGAAATCGTGAGATACGTTAGCCGCAACGCCGCATTTATATAGATAAATGCGGCTTTTGCGGCGTCTTACCGTATAAGCCGCAAACACCGCATTTCGGCTTTTGCGGCTTTTGCGGCTACTACTCCAATACCCACGCCATACCCTCTCGATAGCCAACGAATTCATCTGCAATGAGACTATCCGCCGATCGCCGGAACGTCGTTGACTTGTGCCGACTATCGCCGCTGAGCAACTTATATGCTTCACGCTGCCACAGCTCTTCTGAGACAATCCGCGCGCGCTGATCGGCGACAGATCTGCCGTGATCGACCAGCGCATTGGTCAGCGCTTTCAGCACAGTCCGCTGCACCTTGCCGCCAGGCTTTCGCTTGCGCTTTGAAGACGCCGCGGCAGCCTCAACCACAACGCACGAGGTCCTTGGCAAGCGACACGCCATTGCCACCAGAAACCTCGATCTCGGTGTCGGTCGCCGCACGCAGCGAGGAATGCCCGCGCGCTCCGCGCGCTTCATCCTTGCCCGTGTGATGCACGAGCATGACATGCGCGCGCGCCTCTGCCCTGATTCGGTCACAATTGCCAATGAGCTGCCCCATATCATCCGGCGCATTTTCGTTACCGCCGGCAATCACCCGCGACAGCGTGTCCAGCACGATCATGCCGGCGCCTT